CCCACATTATTTGAAGACAGTCTCTTCGTCGTTGATGGCAAACCGATTGGTTTCTACTTGGCGACCCTTCCGGAAAAGTTGGCGAAATTGGTAAACGTGGCAGATGCTGAACTAAACAGCGTCCGCGTACCAAAATCAGAGATGCGTCGCAGCAGCGGTCTCCACGGCGATGCTGAAAAAGATGTAAGGCAATACAGTTGCATCATCGGCAGCATTCCGCCGAAACCGCACATGCGCCGCAGTTACGCAACTAAGAGCAGCGTGCACGCAGTACAAACAGCGCGGACTTTCGTCAAAGCCATGACTTTGGCTGGTCGTGAATGTTTATCCGTAATGCAAGACGTGGCGCCGGAAGTCCACGCAGTACACCGCAAGGCGGTTGAAGAACGTGTGCCACAGGAATGGCGTTTTGCCGATCTATTTACCAGTAGCATTTCTAATTACAACATTGCCGCAGCTATTCACCAAGACAACCTCAACGTCAAAGGCGCAGTGAATTGCATCATCACCAAACGTCGTAATAGCACTGGCGGTAATTTGTACGTTCCTGACTACGGTGTCACCTTCAACAGCGCCGACAACTCATTACTTGTTTACCCGGCCTGGCGAAACATGCACGGTGTCACACCGATCGTTCCTACACATCCAGGTGGCTACAGGAATTCACTCGTTTGGTACGCTCTTGATGCTTTTGCTTCACTAGGGTAGATACAGAATTGTTACAAGTCCTAAGCGCAGGAGGCTAGATGGCTGGTAAACGGCCCACACAAGCCGAAATTGACTACCGCGTTAACCGCGTGGCGAAACTGTTGTCTCAAGGTGCGACTCGTTCGGAACTTGTGCAATACGCCGCAAATGAATGGGGGATCGCCACTCGTATGGCGGACTTCTATATCGCTGAAGCCAGAAAGGTTCTCAAGATGGACTTCGATATTGATCGTCGTCAGTTCACCGCAGAATTGCTGGCCCAGTTATCAAGCGTTCAGAAAGCTGCTAGAGCCAATGGTCAACTCCATGTAGCACTTGGCTGCATCAACACCATGGCACGCATCGCGCAGGTACTTGGGTGAGCATCCTTGACCGTGAAGGATCGGTGCTGGATCGATACAACATTGACAGCGTTGACGAGATAGAGGTGCTTCAACGCATCCGCAATGACCTGCACCCAGGACAGATTGCTTTCGTTGATGACCAGACCACCAGCATCCTTGGCGTGTCCGCTGGGTATGGCGCCGGTAAGACGCGGGCATTGTGCGCCAAGGCTGTTCACCTCGCCATGGCCAACCAAGGCTTCATTGGTGTGGTAATGGAGCCCACCGGTCCGCTGATCCGCGACATCTGGCAGAGCGATTTTGACGATTTCCTTGAGTCGTATGGCATCCCGTACACCTTCCGGGCGTCGCCTTTGCCTGAGTACACGCTGCACCTACCCGGCGGCGATACCAAGATTTTGTGCCGCAGCTTTGAGAACTGGCAGCGCATCATCGGCATCAACGGCGCCTGGATCCTGGCTGACGAGATTGACACGGTGAACCCAACGATTGCCAATAAGGCATTCCCAAAGATCCTTGGCCGCTTGCGGTCCGGCAACGTGCGGCAGTTTGCAGCAGCCTCAACGCCTGAAGGTTTCCGCTGGATGTGGCAAACCTTTGCCAGTGAAGACGGCAAGGGGCGCGAGGATCGTCGGCTGATCAGGATGCGGACGCAGGACAACCCATACCTGCCGCCTGACTTCATCGAGCGGATGCAGGCCAACTATGACCCACAACTGCTGAAGGCTTACCTCGACGGGGAGTTTGTCAACCTGACAACAGGTCAGGTATATGACCGGTTTGATCGTGCCAAACATGTGGCCGTACAAATCCCGGACATCAGCCGCGAGCCGCTACGGATCGGCGTGGACTTCAACGTGGGCAACATGTCTGCCGTGATTGCCATCCGCGTTGGCAAGAGCCTGTACGTGGTGGATGAAGTCAGCGGTGCCCATGACACTGACGCACTAGCCCAGAAGATCAAGGCGCATTACCCAGACCACAAGATCTACGTTTACCCGGACGCCAGCGGCGGCAACCGCAGTACAAACGCAACACAAACCGATATTGCTATTCTCGAAAGCTATGGCATGTCTAACCAGTCACCTAAGGCTAATCCTCCTGTCCGGGATCGGGTGGCTGCTGTTCAGGCTTTGCTGGAGAATGGCAAAGGGGAAGTAAGGCTCAAGATCGCCGCATCCTGCGTCAAGACCATCGAGTGCCTTGAGCTTCAGAGCTACACCGAGAAAGGCGACCCAGATAAAGATGCTGGTTACGATCACATGAACGACGCCTTGGGTTACCTCGTCTGGCGTGAGTTCAACCCACTACACGCTGGTGCTGGACGCGGCACTGGCATTAGATTGTATTGATATAGCGGCGCTGCATCGTGTATTCCGGTTACAACCCGTACAACATGCAGCTGACCCGCAAGGTTGCTGCGGTCAACGACCCCAACAGTGCCTGGGCCAACATGGAGGCGCACTGGATCCTGATCGAGGATCTGATGGGCGGCACCTACCAGATGCGCCGTAAGCATCGCCGCTACCTGCCACAGGAACCACGGGAACAAGACGAGTCATACGACAACCGCCTAGCACGCAGCGTTTGCCCGCCGTATTACCAGCGCCTTGAGCGGATGCTGGCTGGCATGTTGACCCGCAAGCCGGTACGCCTTGAAGAGGTGTCCGACACGGTGCGGGAGCAGCTTTTTGATGTAGACCTACAAGGCAACGACCTCAACATCTGGACTTATGAACTTGGACGCAAGATGGTTCGTTATGGCCACGCTGGCGTCCTCGTTGATGCTCCTGCTGCTGGTGAAAATGGACGGCCATACTGGGTGACCTACACGCCACGGGACATCCTTGGCTGGCGCACCGATATGAGTGAAGGTGCCCAGAAGTTGACTCAGTTGCGGCTGATGGAACGCATCGTGGTGGCCGATGGTGAGTACGGCGAGAAGCAGGTGGAGCAGATCCGGGTGCTGACGCCTGGTGCATTTGAGCTGCATCAACGCGACGAGAAAGGATCGTTCCGCGTCGTGGATGAAGGCACCACCAGCCTTAGTGAGATCCCATTCAGCGTTGCCTATTCCAACCGCGTGGGACAGATGGAGTCGCGGCCACCGATGGAGGACATTGCCGAGCTGAACCTAAAGACGTACCAGATCCAGTCCGACCTGGACAACATGCTGCACATCAGCGGCGTTCCGATGCTGGCGTTCTATGGCTTCCCTACAGCAGCAGAGGAAGTCAGCGCTGGACCCGGTGAAGCAATCGCGTTTCCTGCTGATGGCCGCGCCGAGTACATCGAACCGGCTGGCAAGTCTTACGAATCCCAGTTCAAACGGCTGGAGCAACTTGCTGGTCAGATCAACGAGTTGGGCCTGTCAGCCGTACTTGGCCAAAAGCTATCCGCTGAAACCGCCGAAGCCAAGCGCATTGACCGCAGCCAAGGTGACAGCACAATGATGGTGATCGCCCAGCAGGTGCAGGACACGATTGATAACTGCTTGCGGTTCCATGCCGAATACCTGAACATTCCGCAGGTGGGCAACAGCATCGTGAACCGCGATTTTGTTGGTGCACGTCTTGAGCCAGCCGATCAGCTTGCCTTACTCCAGACTTACACCGCTGGCGTGATCAGCCAGAAGACGCTGCTGGAGCAACTGGCCAATGGTGAGGTGCTTGGTGATGACTTCGAGGTTGAGGAAGAACTGATGGCCACACAAAACGGCGGCCTGATCGAGATGGGCGGTGGTCAGCAACAGCAGGTTGAGGACAGCATCCCCGAGGACATCAGCACTGACGATTCATGACCTACAGCGGCGGCGTCACCCAGCGGCTGCTTGACATTGATCAGTTCAAGCGGCGGATCAACCGCAACGATCCTGTTGCGAACATTTACCGCAATGCCATCGACCTGAACCGCTACAGCAACGCCGTAGCCAATCAGGTGGTGACGGCTTACAACGACGTGATCCTCAGCGCAGTAGATGATCTGCGGCGTATAGACATGGGCGTAGCTACAGCAGGTGGTGGCATCGTGTCACCTGCCAGCTACCAAGCGCAAAGGTTGCGGGTAATCCTTGCCCAACTGCGGGAATCGCTGGATACCTGGGCTGGATCCAGCACCGCGTTGGTCTCTGGTGAGCTGCAAGGCTTAGCCGAACTGCAAACGCAGTTTGTCACCGAGCAAATGCGGCTTGCCATCCGTGGTGGTGTGGCCGATGCGCGTGAGCTGCTGCCATCCCAAGTCGATGCCTTGCAGATGGTGCGCACGGTGCAGGTGGCGCCAAACTTTGCGGCCACTGTGGTCAGCGTCGATCCAACGGCAATCAATTTCACGCTGCCTGGCACCGGAGCCTTCAACCTCACCGCTGGTCAAGGTGCAGCAATCACGCTGCCAAATGGCCAGATCGTTGAAAAGGCATTCCGTGGTCTGGCTGAATCTCAAGCGCAGATGTTCAACACCGTGGTGCGTAACGGCGTCCTTACTGGTGAACCCACGCCGCAGATCGCCCGACGCCTGATCGGCAATCTTGATTTTGGGCAGCAAGCCATGTCAGTCCGGCAACGTGCTCTTGCTGGTGGTGAGGTCACCAAGATGGCCAACAACCAGGTGATGACCATCGTGCGTACCAGCGTGCAAGACGTGAGCAACCAAGCCAGTCAGCAGGTCTACCGCGCCAACCCAGACATCACCGGCAAATACCGCTATGTCGCCACGCTTGACGGTCGCACCTCAGCCATCTGCCGATCACTGGATGGTCAGGAGTTCAAATACGGTGACGGCCCCACACCACCTGTTCACTTCAACTGCCGCAGTACCACCATTCCGATCATTGACTACAAAGCACTTGGCATCCCACCGCCGGATTGGGGCACTGGTCCTAGCAAGCGTGCCTCAGCGGATGGTCCGGTGTCTGGCAGCCTGAACTACGGCGAGTGGCTTAAAGGTCAACCCAAGGCATACCGAGAGGAAGTGCTTGGCAAAACTCGTGCTGCGTACTTTGACAAACTTGCTGAAAAATCCAATCCGCAAAAGGCTTTGGTGCAGCTGGTCCGCGAAGACGGCAGCGAAGTAACCTTGAAGGAACTACGAGAACGATATGAAAACCCCTAAGATCCGCTACTACCTCGACGGTCGCGTTCATTCCGACTGGGTTGAAGTCGTAGTTGGCGAGGCTGTTGTAGTCGCACGGCTACAGAAGGTGGAAGACGGCACCATCCAATGGGTTGATCAGTCCGGCCTACCATTAGGTCAGACGGATTGCCTTACCCATGCCCAAGAAGATGGCGAAAGCCGACAAGAAAGTGGCGAAGGTGATGGGGGAGTTCAAGCAGGGAACACTGCAAAGCGGCAAACCCGGTCCCGGCAAGGGTCCCAAGGTAAAAAGCCGTAAGCAGGCAATCGCCATCGCGCTAAGCGAAGCGGGTAAGGCCAAGAAAAAGGGGATGAAGTGATGCCTAAGAAACCTGGCCTTTACGCCAACATCAACGCCAAGCGCAAGCGGATTGAATCCGGCAGCGATGAGCGCATGGCTCGTCGTGGCGAGGAAGGTCGCCCCAGTGCCGCAGCATTCAAAGCCGCTGCCAAGACTGCCAAGCCACGCAAACCAAAAAAGAAAAAGTGATCACCTATCGCG